GTGGTATGCTTTCATGCAGTTGTTTCTTCTTACATAATCTACTGCTTGTGAATTATTTGTGAATATTGTGAATGACTCTGGGACTGCAAAGTCGGTGTGATAGAAGTCATGATAGTTCTGGCGAACTCGCTCACGAATCTCGGCAGTTGTCCGAGAAAATTGTTTTACACCTTTTACTTTACAGCCTGCACTGTAGCAATTCCATAAAATCCTGCCGTTTACACGGGAAATAGTAAAAGTATTTACCTTATGACACACCGGGCAGTCTCGTCTCACGGTTTCGTTTCCATCAGGTAAATTATCTTGTATAAATGTTTCAAGTCTCATAACATATCCTTTAGGGCCTGCGGCGATTAAGCCGATTATATTTAATATTTAGGTTTTGTCAAACAAAAAAAAGCCCCTCCGAAGAGGGGCAAGTTGGCAGTAAGCCCTTTCCCAAAGGAGAGAAGGAAAGGGAAAGGGTTTCTTAGTACCAAGGACTGTTGAACGAATTGAATTCGTCAACGTCATCGGAATTAGTTTCGTATGCTCTGAGAACAAGTTCTGCTTTCTCAAAGTCCGACATCTCTTCAGACAAGAAAGTTCGGAGTATACGACTTATCTTCATTTCTTCTGTCTCTGTCTCATCGAAACCTGCTTCTGGGTCGAATATCTCAGTAGAAGACATGACGTGCTCAAATCGGTCAAAGTTAGAACGAATGTTCTTTATGCCTTTCTTAACACTTCGTGTTACAGCTGCTTGAGTATTACTCTTAGGCTTATCTTTCTTAGCCCATAGACTACCTTGGCGAGTGTAACTACTTGCAAACTCTTCGTCTTCTGATGAAAAACCATAGTTTCCGTAGTAGCCGTATCGTCGATAACCATACTCTTTCACACTTGGGTCACGTTTAACAGGAAGAGTATCCCAGTCAACTTGAAACAATGCAGGCAACAGATGAACAGTTAGCCATTCATGGTCAAAGGTTTCTTCACTAGTATGCTGACTTTTGTAACCAACAGATACATTGGTGCACTCTGGTATCAATCCGACATAGCTTGCACTGTCTGTGTAGACGCCGTTAGGACATGGCTTCATCTGCTCCATAGGAGGCAGTCTACGATTAAGCTGCTCAGATAACGCAGTAGCAAACTCAGTAGAACAGCAGGTGCTACCTGACTGTTTAGTGATAATATCGTTGTAGCCTGCTCTGTCGAAAGCAATACAATAGTCAAACTCTTTAGCAAACTCTTTATGTTCACTAGCAATATACTTGGAGCCGACACAGCCTGCTTCTTCGCCATGATGAAAGACATACATGCCAGGGATACCTTCTTCAATCATGCGACACATAATATAGCAACCTAGCTTGTCATCTGCACCTAGCACATTTGCTTTTTGTTTAGGCTTAGACTTTACTTTAGCGTTAATGCCAGTGAATACCCAATCACCAAACAAAGGTTCATCACTGCCATAGACTTTGCCATTACGAACAGTATACGTGTCGAAACTCATATCGTTTTTACGTGCAAGAGATTCAAGCTGATACTTGTTCACTTTCTCTTTACCAATCGTAAGATACTTCTCCTGTTTCGTAATCGCACAACGAATCCACTCGTCGTCAGTCTTGAGAAGAATTCTGTCGATACCTTTGTTGCTAGAGTCCACAGTATCGAGATGACAACTGAACATGAT